AATCTTTTGAACTTATACTATATAAATTTGTAACTACAAAACCAACTATGACCGCAATCACATTTGGGAAAAAATCGTTACAAATTAGTAATTGCTCAAGGCCATAGCCTACCTACTTAGCTACCAGTAGGTTTAATTTAACGTCCTTCGACGTGCCGCATGGCAATGAGATTAACGTCCTCCGACGAAATGCCACTTAGGTGGCAACAGGCAAAAACGCCACGGGGTGCACATACATTATTGGTACATCAATAAAGTATGCTAATGAAAAATCATCACCCGCAGAGACGTAATGATCAACACTCACATCAGCACCAGTATTCGGAGCGACAAATTTGCAAGCAAATGTCACCCCTTGATTGGGAACGGTAACGCGATTTGGTGACGCATCCCTAGCCCTATAATATCGCGTAGAGCTATGATATGGAATCTCAATATCAACAGGTTCCCTATCAAAATTAGTCACTGCATTCATACCAGACATCCCAGTATCGCCCTTCCTCGATATTACAAATTGTCTAGCTAAATTAGAAGCAGTAGTCAAAGCATTCATAGCCACGAAAACATTAGTGTATAAAGCACTAGTAGTTCGTGTGACAAATGCATGTTCGACACTCGCGCTTCGCCCATTTATAAAGCGGTGGCGTACGGCACCACGGCGGGCTAAAAAAGCTGGGGTATAATAATTCAAGAAAGTCATCGACGTAAAATTGATGGGGCTGGTCGCCGTATGAACAGCATTAGCAGCCCGACCATTATACAAAGGAAAACTAGGTAAATTAAGTTTCCAAAAGAAACGCGTAGGGGTGGCAGCAGTAATCGAACCACACCCCCACGTGCCTGACCAAGTATATCTTTTAAGTAACGTACGCAAAGATAAAATAGGGTCTCCGTGAAAAATTATACTGGATTTATCATCCTGCAAACGCTTACCAAATATAACATCTGGTTCCCTACGGTAGGGTTCTATGGTTATATCCTTCATGATGTCACCAGATTGTGCAAAATAGCTCATAGCATGAATTGCATTAGTCGGGGAAAAAACCTCAAAGTCATCACACATTGAAACGTACACCAGAATCACTATTGGGGATGTTAAATTTGTGTCTGGAGCAGTAAGCTCATTTTGGACTACGACAGTTAAAGACCCATTATTTATAGGGTTAGCCGCATTGGAACCACCAGTTGGACCAATCCAGAATGGAGTTGAAGCATCAACGATAGTGGTATTATCGGCATAGGGAAAAGGCTGGTGCCAACCTACCTCAATCGTCATCTCCTTATTTTTCGCTATATCCCAAGTCTCGGATAAATTGGTATTATACAAAGGTACACCAGACCCATTGGCCCCAGGTTCATAAAATATACGCAACCGACCCCGGTGAAAAGCCGAACAAACAGCTACGAAACGGATTCGCATCGAACCACGCCAATATTGGAAAGGTGCGGACACCCAGCTCGCCGGTGTTTGAATATACGTAGTATTAGCTCCTGTTCCACCTGTACGGAACATGTTGGGAGTAATCCTCATGTTAAACAATCGAGTATCAATAGCTGTAGTCTGCCCATAAGGAAACTGGACTAAATATGATTCACGCTTAGCAATGTCAACTATACCCATTTCATCACGCCCAGATATACCAACAACGCGTGAATCGACAGTAACCCCAGATTTATCATCAAAAGTCGATTTAAACACGGGATCGTGCTGTGTGGCCGACGAAAAATTAGGTAAATGGCGAGGGTTCATAAAACTAATATCAGTAATGACATTGGGCTTAACGAAACCAAAAAGCTGTGCCAAGTTACCAATACCGGTAGCTGTCATATCCGTTGCCAACGCATACGGCCTAATGAATGGAACACGCGATAAGGAATTGGCCAAATGTGCCAAAATAAAGGCAGGACGTGAGACAATTCCAGTCCCATACTCATCCCCGGATTGAGCAACCAAACCAGCTACATTATTAAAAGTAGGAGCCCCAATAACAACATTCTCAGCCCAAGCGAATACGGATATTGAGACCGGCTCAATGAGACCCGAAACGTGAGCCAATGGTACCAATTCCCTGATAGTAACATCACCTGCAGATGTAATATCAGCACCGCTTGTGTTATAAGCATTGTTAACCGCTGAATAAGGTAATCTCAAACACCCAGCGGACGATGTTGTTGGATCAATGAAAATATGAGGATTTTGCGAACCTCGAACACAACCTAATTCGGTAAGATCAGTATTTAAAAAATTATCATTGATCTTATCAGGTGTCGCACTAGCCATCAATGCACCAAAATGAAAAGGAGTGCCATTAACGACTATCTTAACACACATATCACATTTCATGTTCCTAAAATTATTTAAACGATTTATAACATGCTTATTCTTCCAAAATAAATCGAAAACTTGCAACCGGGAACCAGGAAAAGCCGTACCCACTGTCCAAGAAAAAGTTGCAATACGCACCGGACGCGAAAAGAATTTTCCAGGGTCATACATATCCATATCAGCACAATAATATGTATCATCACGCGCGGAAATAAGACCCGCTTCGTAACCTGCATTCTGATCGTCGAAATTCACAATATTCGCATGAAGTTGGGAATCGCCCGCCTCATGCAATAAAGACTGTGCTTCATATATCATAGAAATAAGAATACGAGCAGCAGTGCGAGAAGTACGAAAAACAGAATCGCCACCACAATTAACGGAATCAGAAACTCCGCGTTGCCTAAGTGGCATATTACTTTCTTCAGAAGATTGAACACTATCCAAATCATGGATAGTATCTTCTAGAGCGAAAGAAACTCTTTTTAAATTCGGGGCGTCCACCCCTTGTAGAATACTACCATTTGAAGTTGCGAAAAGTTTACTACTCTTTTCTAGTTGTGTTAATTGAAATTTAGTTTCGAGTAAAATTTTAAACCCGGGGATTTACTCATAACCCCAGGTCGAAAGATTCGACTACTCCAAACCAAAGCACTACAGAAAACGTCAACTCCCGTAGAGTAATCAATTGGAATGGGGTTCTATTTTTTCTAACATCTCAGCGTAAGATACGCTAAGATTTATAGAATGGACAGCAAAATCACAGTCTTCGGCCACCTGAACCATCTGTGACCGAAAAATCTCGTAATCTTGCTCCCCATGTGCGAAAAACTCGCGCAATGCACCATCGACCACAGCACCAGCCCATGCCTCGTCCGAAATCTCCGTAGATCGCATGCGTACGTGCAAGGATTTATATATGGAAGCCTTATCCAGAGCTCCCATATGCCGATGCAATGAAGAATTAAACACAGACTTTCTTTTCAAAAAATCAACATCCACCATATTCATGTAGGGTATGTGGTCACCACTTTTATCCGGAGGTGTATATTTCATACCTATAGAATTTATGTAATCAGACTTTGTCACGCAATTAAAATCCCCAAAATCTTCGTGGACGCTACCGATATCATCATCACCATACGTCATCATAGAGACAGCTGATCTAAAATTACTATGATGTGGATACACACGGAAAAAAGCACACCGGCTAATCAAGGAATTCACTATGGAATTAATATATACCGTTAAATTGTGACCCGATGGATTACTGCCATAAAATTGCACTAACGTACCGTTATAAGCTACCAATGGGTAGATTACATCGGCTACCATAGACTTCATAATGGTGAGATCATCGAGGGAATACCCCGCTTGTTCAGCCAACTCTATCAAAACACTAAAAGCAGCACCCGTTAAAGAC